TACTGTGTAGTTGTATGCTGTTGGGTATTGCCTGTTATACTTTTTTCAACGCATTGGCAATACTCATTGGTGGAACCTCTGTAGCTGCTGGGGCAGCAGCTATGGTTGATATTGGGGCATGTGGGAGCACTTCTACGTATTCTTCTGAATATGGTACGAAAATGAATCGTAGAAATGTGCCTCACAGGTCCCGTGAGATACCTGCAGTCTGGACAGAGGAGTCTGGCCATGACGAGAAGTGGCAACTTTGTGGGTTGTTAGAAACCTGCCGGAGTGACATGCCTGCCGTGCATGTTAATTTATTACCTGGTAATAAATTTGCCATTACAAAACACCAAGCCCAGGCTATTCCTGATGGATCCTCAGTGGGTTTGAGTGTTGCAGGTAGAGGTTTTAGAACATTCCAGTGGCGAGCCTCAGCCATCACAGAATATGCGGAAAGTGAGATTTGTTCATATTTTGATAGCCGTATACCCTCACTGGGTAAACAAGCTATGAAGATGTATTCAGATGCTGATCTTGACGCATTGAATGTGAAATATTTTTCAACACGAACATTACATTTTAGAATTGTTGACGATGTTGTTGAAAAGAGACACTGGGATGCCGATGCCTGTGTGATAAGTACCCCGAAAACTATTGTTTCGACTATTAACGGGGTTATTTATCGACAGGAAATACCAACGGCCATAACCTATCGACGTGAAAGCGTAAAGCACGACTGTGGTGCTCTGGTTTTCACTGAAGTACGTGGAAAGCCAAAGGCTGTTGGTATGTTGGTAGGCACGCTGGGGGGCACTACGTATGTTTGTAAATTTCCTCACATTGAGGTTGATGCATACGCGTGTGTTCCCGACATCCGAGGATTTAATTTGGAAACTGGTGTTGCTACACTAGGTTATACAAAACTTGGATGGGTGGATAGGCGCCACCAACCACACAACAGTGACAAAACTGAGTTTGTGCCCATACCCGAAAAGTATCACATGGAGGATGTTCCATGTAAAATACCGGCAATACTCAGTGCCAAGGACCCTAGACTTGTGGATGTGCCTAGCTGTAATGGATATGATCCATACAAAAATGGCATGGAAAAGTTTGCACATCCAATGGAAGTCATAGAGGAACAACTCTTGGCCACTGTTTGTGATGAAATCGCCAGTGAATTTAAGGAAGCTGGCGTGCGAGGGAGGATGGTTTCAATGGATGAGGCCATTAATGGTCATCATGCTTATGATATACCCTCGTTCTTTGTCGAAGGTGCCAGTACTAAAGAGTTGAATGAGTTGCGTGCAACTTGTTCAACTGAGGTATGGTCCTGCGATAAGGGGAGTGACGTGGAATTTGAATATCCGCGTGTGATTCCCACCCCATTAGAGTCCAAATGGATGTGTGAGAGCACGTGCCCCGGAAAGTTATTCCCATCCGGTGGTGTTAGTGCTATCACTGATTTTGTCAAGAATCACAAGCCATGTTGCGAAGAAACTTTCTTCGATGCACTTGACTTATCAACATCCGAAGGCTACCCTCTGTTTCTAGATAGACCTGCTGGGTCTAAAGGAAAGGAACGTTTTTTTGAGGGTAGTGATCGACAGAAATTCCTCATACCTGGATGTCCTTTGGAAGTCCAACTTAAGAAAGGTATTGAGGAAACTCACCTTGGCACACCGCAACTGATAATTAAGGAGAGTGCCAAAGATGAGTTATTGAAAGAAGGTAAGGTTTTGCCATCCGTAGGGATGCCAGGTACACGATTGTTTTCAATCTGTCCGGCGTGGTACAATCTCGTCGTACGTCAGCACTATTTATATGTTGCTGAAAATATACGAAAGAAGAGACGTGTACTGGCTAGCCAGGTTGGGATAGTTGTTGGCTCCCGAGAATGGGATGATCTTGCAATGCGTTTACGTTCAAAAAAGAATGATAAAATGTATTGTTGTGATTATTCCAAATTCGATGGTTTAATGACTCCCCAGATCGTCCATGCCATAGTAAACATTTATGAGCGAATGTTTAGTGGCAAGGATGGAATGGGGCAATTCCGACAAAACCTTCTGATGGGGATTTGTAACCGTATCTCTATATGTGGCTCACAAGTTTATAGAGTTGAAGCAGGCATGCCATCCGGCTTTGCACTTACTGTGGACTTCAACTCTATCTTTAATGAGATATTGGTTAGATGTGCTTATCGGTCTCTTGTGCCTGAAATAGAGAGACCCTTCTTTTCCAACAATGTTGTTTTGGTTGTGTATGGAGATGACAACGTTTTGGGTATTCACCCTAATGTTGAGTCAGCTTTTAATGGCAACACGATTAAACAATATATGAAAGATGAGTTGGGTGTCAAGATTACTGATGGCGCCGATAAGCTTAGTCCAGTCATTGTTGCTCGGCCTCTAGAGCAATGCGAATTCTTAAAACGTACATGGGTTAAGGATCGTCAGTATGGATTATACCGGGCTCCACTCGTGGAGACTAGTATATATTCATGTATTCGATATGTACGTTTACAGAATTATGACTGGCAG